ATAGTAATCATATCCGTTATTCTTTGCCTAGCTGATGCCTCGTCAGTGTCTGCATCAGCAGCGAATGAAGCAATAGTATCTGCTGCTACGGTAGTGTCTCCAATTACAAGTGGTTCAGTAACCACCGTAGCCTTTCCTTTTTCAACATCACTTGGTGCAGGAATTTCACCAAACTGGTTTTCGTACATGGCCTGTACGTAGTCGAGTGCCATAATAGCTTTAGTGCTGCCGCTTGCCTCTAGCGTAGCACGATAGGAGTTAAAAGCATTGTTCCTTGCCCTAGTAAATGCACCTAGAATTTCTTCTTTTCTATCTTCTGATATTCCTGATGGTAATACTGGTGCAGTTTGACCATCTGGCATAGTCTGTGTATCAAATTCTGCTGCCAAGGGGTCTTGTCGTAAGAAATTACTTATAGTAGTAGAAATGGCATTTTCTGCAACTTTGAGGTCACTGAAATCTAAGATATTGGTGCCATTAACTTCTGCCAGCTTATCTCGTTTAGCTTTGATAGAGTCCAATTTTTGCTGATAATCTGGGATACTCTCCCCAGCAGCAATAGCTGCCTCAAGATCGCGCTGCTCACGTTCCAGAGCCTTGCTAACGGTAAGAGGTGAAGTCATGTCTTCTATTTCGTCACGCATCTTAACAATGTTAGCAAGTGATTCTGGCGAACCGTCACTATCTTCTTCGGCATGTTTAAGGGCTACAACTTTTTTATCTTTAGGGGTAATGGCAGCATTCGTTTCCATCTGCCGCGTGACAGCAAGCACTTCTCCTTGAAGTCTTTCCCTATCTGCATCTGTTGCAGCAATACCAAGTTGTGTTTCCAAACCAGAAAGTTGAGTTTTAAGATCACCTTCGTCAATAGCTGCTTGGAGATTGTCAGAAAGCATACCACGCAGTTCTTCATTTCTTGCATCTGTATTTTGTGTACGAGCCATCTCTTGACGAAGAAATGTAATCCGTTCAGAAGGAGACATCTGATACATAGACAGACCTTCACGGTCATACGAAAGCGCAGGTGCTGTAAACATCCCTGTATCTTCTACTCTAGCTATACCTGCCGCCGCCATCTGCTCACCGACTTTTGTTTCAACACGACCCGCTATATCAATGTCTTTTCCAAGAACAGTACCAATAAGGTCTCCTGTTCCTGTTGTATCTGCAGTAACTTTGTAATCTGGAAGTGTACGAGATGAGTTCACATAGGCTTTAGCATAGTCCCGAAAAGTACCAGAAGGAGAGTCTTGACTAGCCCTACGAATAAACTGAGATAAGGGTACGTTATTCTTTTTAGCTTCTCTTAAAGCATCAATTTCTTTTCTAAACGCAGTAATACTACCCGACTCTTTTAACAGGCCAGCAGCATAGTCAGCAGCATAAGGGTCGTCTGTACCAAACACAGCACCTGCTTCCCTTAAAACTTCTTCGGCCTCACGTAATTCTCGTTTACGTTCATCTTGGTCTTTTAGTGCGCGGTCAAATTTTATTTTTGCAAGGTCATCAACACGAGTATTGATACGGCTAATGCTTTCTTTAAGGGCTTCATTTGCTTCTGTAGCAAACCCCTTTACAAAACCTTCGCCAAATGAACCTAAACCAAATAAACTCATTACTTACTCCTGCTCATCAAACCTGTAGCACGTTCATCTGCTGCTTTTTTCATTTCTTCTATAGTTTGCTCAGAGTCACCTTCATCTAGTTCAGGCTCATCTTTTTGCTCTTTGAATTTACTGATAGCCATATCAATAGTAGAACTACGCATCTTTTTGTCTTTCTCAAGACCCGTTGTGTACTCAATACCAGCACTGTCGGCAATCAACATAATCAACTCAACCAGTACAGGCAATATAAGCATACCAACATCAACACTGTGCTTGCCTTCCATGACACTACCAAGTTGCATTGTATTAGCTACTGTGGTCACAGGAATACCCATTTCAAGTACGTCAAGCAATTGTTGACTAACTTCATCAGATTCAAGTCGTGGGATATAGTAGTCCAGCGCATCCTCTACAGTTGTGTACTGTGCAGGTTGCTGCCAAGGACGTGAGCCAAGTTCCTTAGTTAAAGAATGACCCGGAATAGGTGCATCAAGTTTAGGTTGCATCATAATGTCAGCCATTCTTAATTTCCTCACGTTTCTTTTGAATTGTTTCAATGTAAGAAGCTACACGTCTTGAAGGTTGTAGTATATCATCTTCTTTTGCCTTTGTCACCTGTTTTTTAGGTGGTCCCATCAAAGTATTTTTAGTCATAGGAGTTTCTTCCGGCATATTCTTCATAGCCAGTGACAAGTTCTGATATAGTATAGGTGTAGGATTAGTTAGCATATTTTTATCCAAACTCAATAAACGCACTACCAAGTGTGCCAATCAAACCGCCTAATGCGCTACCAGCAGCAGAACTGCTTGCCATTCTTTGTGCCTCTTTAGTTGCATCTGCACTAAGTTGTGTTGTAGCCAAGTTATTTAAGCGGTCTAGTTCATTATCAGCAGCATCCCATGCATACTCCATGCTGTCTGCATAGTACTGCCACAGATTATCGTAAGCAGTCTTACTTATATCAAGAACAGCAGCAGCATTGATTTCATTAGCACGATTAACTGCCGCAGTGTCTGCTGTAGCAATCTGCCTACGCCACTGTGCATTAGACTGTGCAATTACAATCTGGTTCTGTGCATTAAACTGGTCACGTTGATTATTCATCTCAGCATTGAAGCGTTCTACTGTATTAGCCTGACCTGCATTAAACTGTGCCTGTGCATTTTGCTGTGTAGCATTAAACTGTGATGTCTGCTGTGCAAGATTGGCAAAGAACTGGTCAACTTGGTTCTGGCTTGTGGCATTGAACTGACGTGATGCATTAGTAGCAGCTTGGTCAGTAAACATTGATTGTGTACGCTGTTGTGCCTTAAACAACTCTGTCTGTTGTTGATTAGACAAGTTAGCCATGTCAGTCTGCAGAAATGCTTGTGCGTTATTTACTGCAGCTTGCTGACGATTGTTAAGGTTAGATGCATCCATCTGTGCCAGTGCAGATGCTTCTGCCATGACCATTGCCTGTGAGTTAGACAGGTTGTTAAGGTTCATTGTATTAGCAGCACGAGAGTTCTCTAGCTGTACCTGCTGTTCAGCAGTAAAGTTCATGTTAGCTATATCACCAATACGTGCAGAGTTCTGCACACGTGCTTGGAATGCTTGGTCAAACTCCATGCCCATGAATGTGGCACGTTGCTGTGCAGAAAGCATAGCACGTTGCTGACGATTAGATAGGTTCTGTGCCTCAAACTGTGCTACTGTAGCAGCATCAGCCTGTGCAATAGGCAATGCAGACTCTAGTGTAGCTTGTACAATAGCCTGACCAGCCAGTGATGAAGCACCTAGACCACGTGCAGCCATTTGTGCTGTAGCATTACGCATAGCACCTGCTGCCCATGCTGGTGGGTTAGCGGCATCAAAGTTAGCTGTTAGAGAAGCAAGCTGACCCTGTACGGTAGCTTGTGTAGATGGTGTAGCTGTAGCTGCTTGTACCTGTTCAGTAAAAGTAGCAGCAGTCTGTGCGTCAGCAGCACCATTGATAAGTTCACCTGATTGAATCTGACGTTGTACAGGATTGTCAATAAGTGTGGCATTACCCTGTGCAGCAGATAGATTACCTACGCTAGTGGCTGTTTGCTGGGCCGCTGTGACCTGTGCGCGGGGGTCTACTGTAGCCTGTGCTGCCTGTGTAGCGTTCATAGCTGCATCGACTGCTGGTGCGGCTGTAGCGGCTTCCATTACATTTGCTTGTTCTTCTTGTTGTGGGGTAGCTGTAGCTGTCTGTGCCATTGCTGTAGGCACTGCAACTGCACCTGTAAGTGCGCCAGTACCTTGCTGCACCTCTAGTGCTTGACCTGTGGGTGTCATAGCGGCTTCTGTTACACCGCCTACAGGCACAGTTGGCGCATACATACGTTGAGTAGATACATCACCAATAGCTACGTTTTGTACATCAGTAGGTGTACCACCTTCAGCCATCTTACGTACCATACCACCTTTAGCCATAGTCTGTGCAGCTTTTACAAAGCCATCCATACGTGCCTTACGTGCTGGGTCTTGTTCGATGTAGCTTTGGAACTGCCCCATATCGCCAGAGTAGCCCATAGCCTTTGCAATCTTATTCATTGCTTCAGGTTTAAATGCTTTGAACATCGCCATATTAATTCATTCCCATAAATACTGTAACTACCATAGCCACCACCATTACAGTGCTACCCATTATCATTGCCTCTAAACGCCACATACGCTTGTCTAAACTGTCCAGCTTACCGTGTACCAACTCACGGAACATCGCACACTCTTTCTCATGCGACTCCAAGTCCATTGCTACTTTCAATGTTTGTTCCTGTTGCTGTACCATCTTCATCAGTCGGCGTCAGCAATAGTCAAATCGCCAGCAGCTACCTGACGCATGATTTCCGCGTAGTGGCGATTGGCTGGGTCTAGTGGGACTGACATTTCAGTGCCATCAATGGTGGCTTTGATGCCTATATTAGCGTTTTCCGAAGCCATATATTGTGCTGATGTAATTGTCATCTCGTTCATAACTTATAACTCCGCATCCGCTTTCCAACTAGATATTGTAAAATCGCTAGAACTGTTAACAAATTTAACTTCGCCTGTTCCTATTATAGTATTTGTAACTGACCCAGTGGAAAAGGTTGTTGTTAGAGTTGGGTTAGCCCGCATTGAAACTGGGAAAAACGTATAAAACTGCCTTTCAGTCAAACCAGAAGGGATAAATGCTTGATACGCCGAAGCAGAAGAATTTTCTGTATAATACCTCTGACACGCCGCCAACTCATCGCCAAAAGACCTATGTTCAAAAGGCGTGGCCTGTTCGCCGATTTCCATCTGAATACCTGCAACCTGCCACGTTGCGTTCAATGTACCAAATAAATTTGTTTGTCCAACATAGGTATTTGCACCACCAGCACTTGCTTCCCAAGATGTTGCAAGCGTTCCACTTGTATAGTTTGAACCAGCCGCAAGACAGAATATTATTCTAGCACTTAGGCCGTTGTCGTTATTAAACGCACCAGTTGTGTCTGGTGGAAACGTAATTGTTTTGTATTCCCAAGTATTTGCTGAACTTATCGTATAAGAACCAGACACCATCCGTTGACCAGATGTATCCAAGTCATTAAAGGCACAAATGAACGTGCCTGTTAAACTTGATTTAACCCAGAAAGAAAGCGTTACAGACTCTGCATCGCTTGTGCCTTTTTTAATTTGCTGTAAGTTTTGACCTTCAAAACGATGGTCTAACTCGTAAGAGTCTGCCGCACCTAATGAATATTGAGTTGTTGCTGTAACTTTTAATGAATAACCAAAACCAGTAGGGGTATCGGAACTTTGCTCCTGCGTGTGGCTTAATCCAGTGCTACCATAATTTACATTCCATCTATCAGTCGTGTGGTATCCATTTGATGTTATGGTTGTTGCGCTGGTGGCTCTTTGCCAACATTGAAACCCACCATTGATAATCAGGTTCCTGTTTGACAACGCCGACTGCGAACCAATCAGTGCGGCTAGTTCTGCTGCTTTACTCATGCGAGGTCTCCGTAAACGGTTGTAGGCACATTAGAGGAATCAAATAAAGTTAGTTGGGTACTTGAACCTGCTGTTCCTGCCGCGTTACCTATACGGATACGATTAGCTGTGGTTGTGACAACAGAGTGTTTTATTAAAATATTACAGTAATTACTACCAGAACTACTATGACCGCCTTGACTATAAAATGCATTTGCAAATGCATTACTATAAGCAAAGCTAAAATCTCCTGCCGCGTTATCTGTTATGCTACTTACATTAAGGCTATCATTTATCGTTGTATTTGTAGTTTGATTAATCCACGCCTTCGCACTACCACCTGCCACAAAGCTAGTAGCAATGCTGTTGTTACCAGAGGCATCCTTTAATGTGTTTACTCTAAGTTCGCTTGCCATTATGCTAGGTCTCCGTGTAAGCTAAACTGACACTTACTGTCATCGTTGTCGCTTGCTGTTTGTCCATCAATGCCCATTCTATTAAGCATCCTGCAAGAAGATGAACTTTGAGGAGATGTAGCATGATTGTCATTTCTGTCTGCACCACTAAACAAAGCTGGATAGGTGTTGTTAGACATACTTGACGAAAAATTCATATCATATTGACCAGTCGCCACATCTGACAAAGAACTTCCGTTGAAGCTGTCTGAAAAGCTAATAGTCCCCGCTGTTCCGTCAAAAAAACACCAAGCCTTCGCCAACCCCTGTTGCAGATTAGTCGTGGTTGAGTTGCCTTCACCTGTCACGCTAATAGAACCAGCCGTGGTTACTCCTGTGATTGAGTCTACTTTTAATACACTAGCCATTATGCAAGGTCTCCGTGTTGTATTACATAAACAAAATTTCTATCGCCTTTTGTATTTGAACCTGAATATATTTCGTGGCGAGTTGAAGTTGTGTTTACGGCTACACAAGATGTAAAAGAATTAGCTGGGTCTGTTACGCTATTACCATTACTGCCCACGGGAGCCATATTATTAGTGCTATCAAACGCATTAGATAAAGTTATGGTATATTCACCTGAAGCGTGGTCGGTAAACCCACTTACGTTAAGTGACCCACGGGCTGATATAGTACCTGCTGAACCATCAAAATTAACCCAACCTTTAGCCGCACTCTGCTTCGTCAGCCCAACAGGGCCAGTACCAGCCTTATCCGCAATAGTATCTACATTCAATACGCTGGTCATACGATACTCCAATATCCGTTAACAGTGACAGTGGCATTGTCCTGTGTAATAGGACCTGCACTCACGCCATTCTCATCTGCATCAATAGTAACGTCTGCCGTTATGCTTTGACCATTCAAGCGGATGATGCTGTTGTTACCTTTGAATGGGTAGCGTGTGTCACTCTCTGTCACTGTGTAGCTGTTGGCTACAGAGAACACATCGTAGGCTACCATCTCAACTACGTCACCAGATGATGCACCTGTGACCAGCACGACTGTTGTACCTGTAGTGGCAGTGTAGTCTGTTCCCGGCTTGAGTAGTACACCGTTCTGATACACGTCCATGTACAGACCATCTTGGTAGATAAGTACCTTAGAGTCAGCATCACTACCAGAGAAGCTAGTCTGCCCTGCTGTGGCCTGATATACGAAGCGGTTACGTACACCGTTCTGTGGGGTTTTACCTATGTAGGGCATCGTTATTCCTTATGGTTTAGTAGGCCACGTTACATCATCAAGAGATGTAGCATTGTCTGTGATGTCACGCAGGGCTTGACGGTAAGTAGTCATGGCGTCTGATATGGTTACGTCAGACAGTGCATAGAAGTCTGTCTCAGACAGCTTGATGTCACGCTGAAGACGCAGTTCCTTCATAGGTGCTGCATTATTAAGTTCCGTTTGCTTGGCTGTAATTTGAGACCACGTTACACCAAAGTCAGCAGGATTACTGGACTCAATAGCCGCGCCGTTGGCGTCTGCGCCAGTAACTTTGCGGAACATAGAATTAAACTCATCCTCTGTTGCTGGCTCTCCACGAATAACCCACTCATCAATCCCCAAATTAGTAAGTACCTCTGCTATCGTAACACTCATCCGGCAATCTCCATAACAGTAATCCTAGAGCCACCATTCTGTTGGTTGATACGGGGGGTATCAGAAGCAGACGTTTTCTTCATCTGCACTTTATAGGTAGTAGCACTTGTAGTATTGGGTGAATCTAATTTAGTCAGCACAGACATATCACCAGTATTGTTATCAAAGCTAACAGCGACATCGGCTTCGGCAATTTGAGTTGAACCACGCACAATATTTAGACCAATAATCCCAGTTCCATTGATGAAACAGTGTACATTTGTAATCACAAGTATCTTGCTAGATGAAGACGTTGGAGTGATTGACACTGATAAACCTGAATCAGCGTAGCTAGTAGAAGATATATCCGTCTGTGTGCTGTATTCAGCCTCAACCACCTGCAACACAGCCCCTGCTGGCATACCTGCATCACCAATTTTAGTTAACGCCACAGTCTATCTCCCTTATGCGTACGGGCTATCGCCAAGTACGTCTGTATCCCAAGCTGCCTTGAGTGCTGCAATGTCAGCAGCGTTAGTGATTGCAGAAGCTGCAGGTGCATCACGCAGTGCTGCTTTCTTAGCTACAGATGCTGCCTTTGCGTCTGAGTCATCAGCTTCAAGTGCCTTCATGTACACTACGTCTTCTGCCTCTAGCAGTGGACCGCGTACTTCACGGATTTTATCTTGAAAGATTGTTTTGGCTGCTGTCATATCTTCTGTTATGACTGAACCACTCAATGACCATGCACCACGGAAGTGACGGTCAGAAGGAACGGTTGCTGATGAGGCATCAATCTGATTCCCGTCCTTGTCTACGATGTATGTTTGTGCCATTAGGTTTCTCCTCTTAGGCTGCTAAATCTGTGACGCTAAGTTCTTCAGTAATCTTCCAAGCATTGCGCCACTCACGTGAGCCGGGAAGCTGTTCTTTGCGGCAGATAACCATCTTTGGTTTGTTGCCTTGATTCCAGTTTTGCCACACATGCTGTGGGCAGTCTTTCATAATTAAGTATTCAATCGCTTGTTCTTCGGTTAAAGCATCAATAGGCTTGGTGTCATGTAACAGGTAGCCACGAGTATGCTTCTTGAAGTCTGGTTGTGCTTCATCTTTTGCTAGTTCCCAATACACTTCGACAGGAGGCAGGATACCGCCCTGTAGCGCACACGCCATCCAGTTAGGGTCAGGAACCAATATCTTTGCACATTCATCAACGCTGTCCTCATACACTACGCGATAGTCAGACTGATGACCTTCTAGGTTTTCCTTTGCCCAACATAGTCGGTCAAATAGGTGTGTGCCTTGAAACTCTGGTGTCTGCATTATGCTAGGTCTCCGGTATAAGATAAAAGCATCAAAGTTGCATCGAATAAGTCTCCCGCATTTTGATTTCTATTTTCTGTTTGTGTTACAGAAGCAGTATATATGGTAAAGGAACCATTTTGATGCCCTACACACGGCGTTACAAAAGACCCGCCCCCTGTTGAAACATTTGTAATATAATTTGCATTTGAAAAACTATTAGTCTTAGTCACATTATATGTTCCAGTAGTAACATCTGTAATACTACTTACATTCAAAGATTCTCTACTAGCTATAGTTCCTGTGCCATTGAAGTTAATCCAAGCCTTCGCACTACCATTCACAACGTACTGCGTATCCAGCGAACCTGCGGTGCTGTGTTCAATCTGGTCTGCTTTGATTTTTCCGTTCGCCATTAGCTAAAGTCCTCTGCTGGTGCGTCAGGCCAAGTTGGGCTGGCTGGATTGGTCTGTCGTATTGTACGGATAGCCGCACGATAAGTCACAAACGATGCTTTGCAGGAATCTGTTAAGCCACTGTCGGGTAGCTGTGTCCAGTCTGTTGCATCCAGAATAGCTTGCGCTAAAGTTTTGTTATCAGCGTAGGTTGTTGATATTTCGTCATGTGAAACTTGCTCACCAATGTTTTTGTAATTTGTCATATCTCTATCCTATTAAGTAACCATACCAAAAACTCAGGTGTGAACTTTGGTTTGCTGTTACTGTTCCGCCACTTTCTTGATAAGTGTAAAAAGATGCGGTGTCCCCTGCATCCAATTGCATCATAGATTGAGTCGCATACGATATGCCCCCATTTGAAGTAGCACCTAAGTACAAAGACTGTGAGCCACCAGTTTGTGCATCATTCTTAAATATTGATGAAATGGCTCTGTTTGGAGCAACCGAACCAAACCATTGACCCGCGAAATAATAAATACCAGCAACAGGTGCAGTGAACTTATATGTGCCTGTGTCATACCCACTGCCAATATTAAACTCAGCAGAATTAGCTGGGAAAATAGTTTGGGTGCTAGTTGCTATTGTCCAAGAACCTGATGATACGGCACGGAAGGCTGGTCTAGCTGGTGTAAGGATACGCCCAGTGCTATCAATCGTCATCGCGGTGGTGTCGCCAGTGTGACCTATAGTATTTACGAGAATCTTACTCATGCTAGGTCTCCGTGTACTACTGAATGAACTGACTGTGCATCGTAAGTAGAATTTGAAGCATTTACAGTACGCATATCATTTGTGTTAGATGTAGATTGGTCATCTGTTAGATACGAAATAAAACCTTCGCTTGCACCAATATTATGCGAAGATGTTGCACTTGTAGAATAGTCATCATTAGTCATATTGTTTGTAAAATTATATTGTGAATCACCAGTACCAACATCTGTCAATGTACTGACATTGAAACTTCCTCTAATAGCATGTGAAGAAACTGCCGTAAAATGTATCCAAGCCTTCGCCGCACTCTGCTTTGTCAGCGTAGCCGCACCGCCGCCTGTCGATTGAATGGTATCTGCCTTTAATGTACTCATAGCGTCACCAATGTCCCACCGCTTTCAACGGTTAATGTAACACCACTAGCCACAGTAAACGGACCAGTTACATTGGCGTTCTCTGTAGCAAGGATGGTTGTATCTGCTGTAAGGGATTGTGCGTTGGTACGGAACAAACCACCAGCTTTAAAGTTGCCTTTGTTCTCAGCGGCTGGTGTAATCGTACCCGCTTGTGGAGCAAGGTAATTCACAAAGATATTACCAGTGCCAGA